CTTGCGTCAGGCTTGGCATATTGCTCTAATAACTCTTTGCGGCGCTCATCCACCCGCAATTCAATCAATGTCTCGGTGAGCGCTGCTGCGCCGTTCTCGCGCATGGTGGGATCAGAGTTTTGAAAGACTGTCCCGCCTTTAGACAAGATGCCCTCAATCTCAGTAGTTGATAGCGGCTCAATGCTGCCTGTCTTTTGCTGCGTTTTGCCCATAACGCCAGACGCATCGATCAGTTGATCACTGTAGCCAGCCGCCAGATAGTCATCGCGTGACGATATGTTTGCGCCACTGGCTGCGTAATTCCTGATTGATTGCAGTTGGAACTCGTCATCTTCAACAGGCAGTGCTGCATCAGCGCCCATCCCCGGCACGGCTGGCGCTTCCACCATTATGTCTGGCGCTTCGCTTCCCAACGTAACAAAGCCGCCACTTGGCAGCGGTGCCATCAGATCTGTGCGGCCTGTGTCGGTGTTAAAGCTAGAGCGAATGTCTGGAAACATCTCAGGCTTGGCTGTCTCTGCAAACAGTTCAGCCTCGTCATAGCGCTCAATTTCTCTGTCTGTGTTAAGGAAATTTGTCATTGGGAAGTACCGGGATATTGCGCTCTAAAGCGTGTGCTTTTCAAAACTTTAATGCGGTTTAATAGAATTTGTCGTTGATTTGGTGTTATAGGCACATCAGAATTTAAGAAGGCGTTAATATCCCCGATAGGATTAGTCGCTCCCACAGTAAACCTAATTCCGGGCAACACGGTTTCTGTTTGGCTAAGGTATTTTAAATAACCCTCGCGCTTTACCGCCTCGTGCGCCTCTGCCTGTTCTGCAATTAACGCCATGCCTTCAGTTTTAATTTGCGTGGATGTGGCGTCAGGGTTATCCATCGTAAATTCAATTAGACCTTTGGCAACAGCGTCATAGGCGGCTGTGATTGCCACACTGATTTCGTCATCTGCTTCAGCTACTTCCTCGGTGTAACTGTATTCTGCTTTTGCAAATCTTAGGAACTCGTTTAAGTTCTCGTTATTCTTGGTAAAGATCTTGTTTTCCAGCGTGATGTAATCTTGAGCAGACAAGCTGCGTGTTTGCTTTGCTTCTTCCAATTCATCAATTGTTAGCTTGCCGAAATTAGCCAGTGAGTTAAGCCGAGTTTTTTCGTTTGGATTTGACGTATCAGGAAATGAAGCTCCACTGGTGCTGATTTGGCTGTTTAGCTTGTCACGCATTTCCGGGCTGAGATAGTTTTGCTCGTCTAGGAAGTTGTAAATCAATCGCTTTGCAGCGCTGGCACCGATAGTTGCAGCCCCTCTTGGCTCACCTTCTACAATGGCAAAGCCAGCTTGCATGGGGTTTTCTGCGATCTTTGCATCTAGGTACCCAACAGGAATAACGCGAGATAGTTCCGCATAAGTCAACGATGCCTTGCCAGTAAATCCCAGATTGTAAGCATCATTATTTAACTTGTTGCTTTGCTGTTCAAGATCGCCTGCCAGCTTTTCTTGTGCGTCATAGATCTTTATTGCCGTTGATAAATTAGCTGTAACAATTTTAAGCGCTTCATCTCTTGGGATTTGCGACAGTACGGTGGCGGCATAAGGATCAATGCCTGTGGTTAAAGTTGCCACTCCCAGCATTTCATCAACATTGCTCATTTCCACTTCATCTAGCGTATTCACAAAACTGATTAGCTTCATTGCTGATGTAGGCTCTGCACCATATCGATTGGTCACATAGCCAGCCGCAACATCCACACGCTGGGCAAGGTTGGCCTTGCTAACGGCAGCAGGATTAAACTTGCCAGTTATTACGCCGCCTTCAGTCATGGTGGGGTTTTGGGCGTTGAACCATGCGTTGTAGTCAGCAGTGGTTGCGCCGATCTGAGACAATGCAGCGACAGCGTTTGTCTGCCTTGCAGCAATCGCCGCTTGATCGCGCTTAATGATCTTATCGTCAACTACGCCTTGCAATCTAAATCTGCTTTGGATTTCCGATTGGTTAAAGCTGAAGTCTAGCTTGCGTCTGACGTTGCTGTTTTTCACTCGGCCCAGCACGTTGGACTGAATGCTTTTCATTCGTTTTTCCCACAGCTTATTTCCATCAAAGATATTACCAATATCGTTTGACCGAGACAGGTCATATGTGGCTGTGCGGATTTCCTCGTCCAGCGCCAGTGCAGTTTCGTTATACTCTGCCTCTGCAATCATCTTGCCGCGTTGCTCTGCATATGCGCCAACAGCGTCAGCCAGTGCGCGGGTGGATGCACCTTTTTGCAATGCAGCCTCAACAAACGGTCTGGCATCCATACGGGCTGAGAATGACCGCCCCGGTGCTTCATTGGTGCGCTGGGCGTCAGATCTGTAGATTGGTATCCTCATCAGTCAAAATACCCCGAACTTGATAAGTCTAATGCAGCGTTGCCAAAGCCTGAAATCAGGCTGGCGTTGCCTTGACTTCTGTATGCTGACCGGGACGCATCGCCGCCCATTCTGGCAAGCTGTGCCTGCAATCTGGCATCTTCCTGCTGATCGCTAATCTGTAGGTTTGTCATCTCGTTGTTAAACTCAGCAACACTCATTGCGTAATCAAACTCACGCGCGTTGGCTTGCAGTACGGCCATCGGTGTACCGCTGGACATATCGACGCCAGCATAGCCAAACCCAGCCCTTGCCGCGCCCTGCACCTCGCGCTCGAATGCCTCGCCTGCGCGTTCCTGATCAATCTCAAAGTTTTGATTGATGATGCCGCGCTGTCTGGCCAGCAATCCAATGTCACGCTCAATGATGCTGGCGTTAAAGTTAGCTGCCCTTTGCGCTGCTGCGCCTGCCGCGTTGGCTGAATTGCGCGCGCTGATGCCGCCAACAATGTTTGCCCCGGCCCCAATGATTGCTGCGGTTGCGCCCATTATTCTACTCCCAGCCGCTTGCTGTAGATTGTTTCAGTGCCGACAAAGTTCAGCCGCTGGAGCAGGCGATCAAATGGCTTGTGCATTTTTGTGTTGATCATCATGACCGATACGCCAGCAATGGTAAGCTGCTCTTCAGCAAATTTAATCAGCCGCCATGCGGTGAAGCCTTTGCGATATTCCGGGTCTACATAAATGGCATCGTTATGGCTAAACAGATGATCCGCATAATGAAGGTGTGGCACGATAATGTTAACGAAATAGCCCACCAGCTTGTCACCTTCGCGCGCTGTTGAGCAATGCAATCTTCCGTCATCATCCATTTGAAAGAATGCGTCCCAATTGACGTTTAAGTTTATAGTGCCTTGGTTTAGCGCGACCTCTTTCCAATGGTTTTCAATTAGCGGTTTGAGTTCCTCGTGGATGTCTCTCATCCGTTCAACGTGATACAGGATCATGTGTCGAATGTGTTCATACGTGGATACAGCGCTAAGACCGTCAGCGGCAGTGCTTGCGATTGCCTTACATAGATCCTGTCGTTGTTGTCATAACCGCCGCGAAATTCTACGTCTTTATCGCCAGTAAATAATGGGATGCCCTCATCCATGTTCATGCTGCTGTCCCTAAACGGGATGCGATCCAACTCGTCAGCCGCGTTGCCGACTTCAATACCAACAGTTTCGTTAAGCCGCAGCGTGACAGCGTGGATGCGCTTGTGCTTGCCTTGGCTTGTGCCGTCCTCAGATCCGCTTTCGATCCGCATGGTTTGCATTTCACTGTTATATCTCAAGCCCACTGCCGCAGTAGTGGCAGAAAAATCTAATGTAATAGATCCATTAGACACATTTTCTTGCGCATGTGTCGCGCCATTGGCTAAAATTGTAACAGTATCTTCGCAAAGGTGATTTAGCCCGGTCAAAGATGTTGTTGCATCGCCAGAATATGACAGTCCTGAGTCAACAAAAAACGCTGACGTTGTATTCGAACCAAAATCAAACGGTTTAAGACGCTCAATATAATGCTTTGCTTCATAGTTGTCAGCGTTTTTAATCCAACGGAAAACGCTTAAATACAACTCATCCTCTCCACCGTCAGTTGGCAATACGCAAATACCTTTCACCTGCGCAATTTGTTCGTTAAGAATGGTCATTGAACTATCGCCAGACGCTGACAAGGTTGTGAATGTGTCAAGCGTTGGGTTTGGATCGAAAGCCTCTTCAACAGCAATTGATGTAGAGGCAGTGGCGGGAAGAGTTGCAACCAAATCAACATCTGTATTTATAGCATTCTGCAAATTGATGCGTGTGTTCGAACTGCTAGAGGTATCTATTCGCCATCCATTTTGCTCAACAGGGGGATCGCTGCTTGCTGCTTCAGCAATAAAAGCAACACTCGACCCGTTTTTTTTATGCACAGTCACTTTCGCGCCTACAGGCGTAGCACTCCAATCAGAATTAGATACGCGGGTGTATCCAACTCTTCCGCCAATGACGTGTTGATGCCACCCCACCACATCCTCTTCACGACGATATGTAAGCCCTAACAATACACCGTCAGACCGCAGCGCCCAGATGATCGATTCTGGCTCCTGTTGATAGGCAAACTGAGTAATGCCGCCGTCTGTCAGATGTTCAGCGAGGATCGTCATGTCGGGTGCTTGGTATCCGCTGCTGTTTACATCTCCAGCAAACTTAAACTCTCTGACTTTGCGCCCACCTCTTTGGGCAAACAGCGTCACGTCAGCAACCTGCACAGGCTCGACATTTGCTGTGCCATAATTCGAATATTTTCTAATTAACGTAGTGGTGGGTGTTACCGGGCCGTCATTTGTTGAAGTTAAAACAAACTCACCACCTGTCGTACCAACTGCCAGAATGCGCGTAGAACTTAGATAGCGGATTGCATCCACAGTATTAGACGCAATCGTGTAAATTAGGGCGTCATTATCCCCGGTGCCTGCTGTGAAATTGGTGTAATCGGCATTTTTGCTAAACCATAATGTTTGCGGATTATTTGTTGTATTGGCGAAAACTAGACGCTGTTCGAAAAAAGTGACAACGCTGGGATAATTTCCTGCTGTATTCAGCGCGGGGCTTGGAGAGCCGGAGATCGAAGGCGTGGCGAAAGTCCAATTGTTATGATCGGATCTGGTTAATGTGCGGATTGCGTAGTCAGGATGCACAAAATACATTGTATCGGCAGATTGTACAAAACGCAGATCTGCTAAATCGTTGTTATGATATGGGCTTGCAATTTGATATATTGCGGTTGCTGTGCCGCCGTTGGTGTATGTCGTAAAATTTGTTGTATCAATTGCTCTGTTATAAACATTTAAGTTTTCAAGGGTAAACGTATCTGTCGTTACATTTAATACTTTATAGTTTTTATTGTTTAACTCGGTCATTCCCCCGACTGAAGCAATGTAAATTTCATCGCCATTGCTAAATCCGTGGCCAGCGCTGGTGACAACGCCGGGTGATGCTTTAGTAATTGCAGTAATATTCTTGGACGTTGCGTTAAGCACCTGCGCGCCATCACGAATTACACGCATATTCTCATGGTTAAATTCTAGAACGTATGTATCTGATTGTTTAAATTGAAATGCAATAATTCTAGGCGGGGCGCTATAACTGGTGGTTTTGTTTGCCTGACAAATAAATTCCGTTCCGGGTCGCCTTTTTACACCGCCTTGCGGCATAACAATCATGTTTTTTAACTGTGCCAGCCCTTGCTTGTATTTATCTAAATCGGTGCGGCCTTCCAACAGTGGGCTGATTTCACCCGCTGCAAAGCTACTAAATGATGGGGCTGACCGCGCCATCTAATAACGCGCCTCAATGAAGTCACTGGCCTCTATGCGCCGGGTTGCGCCTTCTGTGCTGTCAACAAAGCGCGCTTCTTTCAGCGACTGATCATATGCTGATGTAGTGATCTGCACCATCGATGTTGACCCGGTGATTGCGTAAGCCATTTCAGCAGCGAGACGCATTGATAATGCCTCAATCAAGCCGCTGTCGTATTCGTTGGGGTCTGTGATGCGCGCCACGTATTTGATTTTTGCGGTGCCTTCGTCAGTAACGATATTGCGGCCTTCGATGACAAACGCAGGGCCACCGCTGTTGTTCATCATGTTGTCTTGGGGATAGGACATGCTGCCGTTGCTAAACTCTAGCACTCGCAAGCAATACGGATCTGTCGGCAGGGGATACTGGTGAGCGTAACCAAAGCCGGGTGCTGTGGATGATTGCGCAAGATCCTGACGCCTGATGAGGCAGTTCCAAGGATGCGCGCGAAACACGCTGTCGCGGATGCTATCATATCGCTGATTGACAATGCGCGCAGCTTTGCTGTTCTCGTCAAACGCAGAGATATTGGAAGCACCCAACACGTTCAACGCATTGTTTGCAATATCGACTGTAGAAGTCATGCAATCACCAAAATTTTAGGGGGGGGTGTAGAGAGGCAGGGGCAGCAAGCCGCCCCCGCCGGGTTATCTAGTCAACAGCGTATTTGATGGTCGCCTCTATGGACCCGGTGCCAGCAGCACCACCCATCGTGACGGTCACAATCACGCCATCTTCATTGGTGTCAGTGACGGTGCCAGATCCCAGCGCCAAGGTGGCAAGGATGTCCACCTTTTGCGCGCCAGTTGATGCCGCCGCAGCCTTGTAAGCTGCCGCAGCCGCTGACACAGCAGTACCCGCCGCATTGGTGTGGGCTGCATAGCCGACAGACAATGTGGTGGAGCCCCCAAGCGCGTCATGCGCAAGTGATCCTTCGATCAAGCGCGCGCCGTCTGGCAATGTGAACATCTCGATGACATCGCCTGATGCAAGAGATGACGCCTCATAAACGCCGTGAGCAATCCGCACACGTCCACCCATGACATTGGCAGGGTTTTTCGTGATTGGGGTTGCGCGGGAGTTAGTTCTTTGAACAGAATAAACAGTAGCCATTTTCTATCCCCTATTCCGTACACGCGATTTCGACGACTTTGGCTTCTTCCATCCGTGTCGCGCCAATCGTCTGGCAGTAGTACACCTGAGTGGCGTACGATTTGTCGGAACGCTCATCGATCCGGGCAGTAGGCTCTTTGCCCATCGCCAACTTTAGGCCATCGCCAGCGAAAGCGATCACGGCGCGATTGCCGTCAGTGTCAGTGGTCAGACGATTTGACACGATGAACTTAAAGCCGCTGAACGTATCCATCTGGCCCTGAGCCAACGCCTTGACGGTGTTGAAGTCAGATGACGTTACCTGCGTAGTTCCCAGCAGAGATGTGATCTGCTTTGGCGCGCACACAATGTAGCGCTGTATCGATGGATCTACGCTGCCCTCGTCCAAGATTTCCTTGGCTGAAAGCAATTTGGCAATCGTCAGAGATGCCGAACCATGCGCAACTTTTTGGGTGCTTGGCAGGGCAGTAGATGTGGAGCCATCTTTGCCTGTCTTGGCTGTCCCAATCGCGGCTGCGATGATTACGTCATCCATTGCCCTGCCCATTGCAGCGGCTGCTGCGCGCGCATAGGTTGATGTTGGATCAACCAACAAACGCACCTTGTCCTGATCATCAATCAAGTCAGCGTATTCATAGTCACTCATTGTGACCATGCGGCGGCTGTGGGGTGTATCGATTACATTACCTTCAAACAAGATCGCTAATCTTGCCCCGCCCTGCTGGGCCGCTGCATGTCGCCATGCAGATGAGACTATATCACCATCCCAATGGGATGCTCTGCGCTTCGACCCGCTTGGGTCTACTCCCCTACCGGGGATAGTCGTTGCACCTTCCCTTTACAGGGCTTGGCTCAGGATTATCTCAATGAGACGTCCCCTGAGTTCACAGAGTTTTCAAAGCAGATTGCTCTGCTAGGCCGCTAAAGTTAACGGGGTATCCGCATGACGGGTTGTTCTAAGAACAGCAGCGGCAGAGCCGACCTGATCAAAGAAACTTTTTTCCCCGGTAACGCTTTCGACATCCACTGCACCACGCAATAGCGATCCCATCTGTTGGGAAAGCATTTGAATATTGCTAGAATACTGGTTGACGAAAGCCGTGGATATTTGTGAAGACATTTGTCTCACTCCTATTTTAAGCTATTGAAATTAAAGGGTTTATCGCTCGGTTGTCCCAGCCGGGGCCGTGCTTGACGCCGCCAGCATACAAGTCAGGTAAGTTTAGATTTGTATGATGACGGTAAAGGTTGTCAGCCTGCTGGTCACACCAGCGTGATGCGCGGGGCCGTAGCTTATCCGCTAAACTCTAAAGGTATTCGCGCAGGCGTAACGCCTCTTGCACGTATGCTTCACGCTCCGGGTGATCACGATCCCAGTATGGGCCGTCCCGCCGCGTGACTTCACTTAACTGTCTTTGCGCCTCGTCTGGCGTCATCACCATCTCAGTTGTTTCTCCGATCAAGTTATCTTCGCCAATCTGTTCAGCAAACGCAGAAAACATCCTGATGATCTCCGGGTGATCGCCCAGCAATCTGCCGTCAGACAGTTCAACCTCGTCAAGCAGCGTTACCTTGTCGCCCAGCATTTGCCTTGCGGCACCTAGCGCCAGTTCCATGCGTTGATCGTATGCCTTGCCAAATTGCTGTCTTAACTCCTGCTCACCTTCGTGGCGCAAAGTGTCAGCCTGATCATAGCGATCAGCTTCCATCTGACCCAAGCTGCTGTCCATAAACTCAGCCACGGTTTGCGCTTGCTTGCCTGACAGGCCAGCCTTGAATGCGCTGTCCCGAAATCCTTCCAAAGTGCTGTCACCAAGTTTGCCGTCCAGCTTGAACTCATAGCCTTCGCTTGTCTCCGGCCTGCCACTGTGGATGTGATGCTCAGTCCATTGATCATCTGTCCAGCTTTGACTTGGCTTGCCTATCTTATCGCCGCCAATCATGCGCTGGGCATGTGTGTAACTTTTTGCCAACGCGCCAACATCGGTGAAATTGCGCAATGACGGTTCGCCGCGCAGATCTTCTGGCAGGCTGTCAAGAAAGCTAACTGCCGGGGCTGCATCAGCCACGTCTGGAGATCCCGCTGACGGGGTTGCCTCTTCGCTCATTTTGGATTTACCTCTTAGGTTTGGCGTCCTCAGACAGCATTCTGACGATCAGCAGCACAGCGCTGCGCTGTCCCTCAGAAAACGCCGATTGATGTGGGTCGCCAGAAACGAATGTGGTCTGCTCAAAGGCAAACCTTGTTTTAAGATCAGCCAGCACAGTCTCGCCATCCTCGTTATTAAACGTGCGACGATAGGCTAACTTCAGATCTTCGATTTGCTTCATTGCTGCAGCATGTCCAGACCGCCGACAGCTTTCACCATTGGTGCAGCCGCGCCCATCGCTTCAGCAGTTTGCGTCTGCTGATCAAGTTGCATTTGCTGGGCCTGTTGCGCCTGTTGTTGCTCGCGCATTTCCTCAACTTCCTGATCACTGCGTACTACGCGCGCCGGGATGCCAGTGACTTCGACAAGGTACTTAACTAATTTATCTGTATCCAAATAGTCCATGACAGGTGCTATCTCAGCAACCTGCATCATGACCTCAAAGCCTCGCAGCATTGATTGCAGATCTGTCAGCTTCTGCGCTTTCGCCAATGGGCTGACATACTCAATATCGATGTCTTGCCCTTGCAGGGCCTCCGGGGCGGGTGGGAGAAGCCCCGCCCGGAGAAGCAATCCGAACGACCTGCTGATCAAAGGCTGTAGCAGTTCAGATTGCAAACGCGATAAAACCGGGCCAAGCACTCTCATGCGCTCTTCGTTCATCTGAAGCACTTGCGTGGCGGTCATCTGTGGGCCTTGCTGGGCCGTCAGCAACTGATCAACAAAGAACGCCTGCCTGATGGCTTCGCGCCGCTGCTCTTCCATGTTAAGGCCCAAAGGATTATTCGCGCCGATCTGTAGTGGCTCTAACCTGTCGCGGGTGCCAGCACGGTAGAAATTCAGTGATCCCGGTGTTGTTCTTACCGGCAGCATAAACCCGTCATCTGGCACCATAAGTGGCGGATCGATCTGCTTTTGTGCGGCCCTGATGGTGACCTCAGACATCTTGTTAAGCATCTTGGTGTCTGGCAAAGCATTCATCGATACGGATCTGCCGTAGCTGCTTGAGCTATCCTTATTGAAACGCGGCACCATAAAACAAAATTCGTTGTAACCGCCTTCAGACAATAGCTTGCGGCTGTCAGCGTGATAATAAATGCTGGCAAACGGTTTGGATTTAGCCAGCTTGCCCTTGGCATCTGCGCGCGGGAACACAACGTGGATGATCTCGTGTTCCTTAAAGGGTTCCTCTTTCAAATCCTTAATGCACTGCGCAGGTAAAGCATCTGCACCGAATTGCTGCTCCATTGCACGGGCTGTTAGCTTAAAACGCCGATAGACTGTGTCTACCTGATCTTTGGCGTTCTGGCTGATGTAAATTTCGGCAATGTGGCGGCTGGAAAACTGCAAGCCCTCCTTATCGCCAGTGACGTATATGGCAGCGGTGCCAAACGTCACCAAATCGTAATACAACTCGTGGATTTCTTGCTGAAAGTTGCTGCGATTGAACGCCTGATACATCTGATCGATGGCCAACTCTAGCCATTCATTAGCCTCGTCATCACTCTGCAGCGCCGGATTACGGTATCTCATGCTAAACCACGGGGTGGATGGGCTGGTGAGCATACCATGCAAGCTAGACGCCAGCAGTTCTACAGCGTGGATGGCCGTGCCGTCAAAAATGCGCTCGGTGCGCTTATCGCCTTGCGTGCGCTTCCGGGTTATCTCGGCTTTTCTGGGCAGCATATAATCTGCCAGTTCTTGCCAGTGGCTTTCCCAATTAGATCGCTGGCTTTGGAGTTGCTTAAAGCGCCGATCAAGCTGCGCAATCATCGGGGAAATCTGCATCAGGACAGCCCGTAGCTTGACATCATTGACTTGCGCTTGGCCTTCTTAGGATTACCGCCCTGCATACGGCCTTCCATCTTCTGATTGGCGCGCTCAAGTGGGTCAACAGTCTGGCGGCGCTTGGCAGGCTGAGACGCCCGTGCGCCCATTTCGCCAGCGATGTTTTTCTTTTTGTACATCATGATAATAATCCAGACATAAGGCTGCGCTTTTTGCGGGTGCTATCCTCGTCAGACAGCAAACCTTTGGCGCTGGTGGCAATCGTGGATGAACGGCCCTTTTTCTGCGCGTCAAGCAGGGCTTGCTCAGTTTCGCCAATAGCATTCGGATCTGGCACAGATGGGGCAGCGGCTACCGGGGCTATGTTCGTGGCAGCCCTTCTCGCGGCGGCAATGTTTCTGTTGGATTGCGCAAGACTGCTGTTGTTATCGGCGTAGTACGCCTCGTTTGCCTTGTTGGCTTCAACGGCGGCGGCTGTGCGGCGCTGATAAGATGACTGCCTTCCCGCCATATCATCACGCGGTGTTGGGCCGGGATCGTCCTTTAAGCCAGTGCCAATCGCAATATCATTCGCAACGCCGCCCAAAAAATCACCAACACTATCAGCGATTTTGCCCAGTATGGATCTTTCTTCTCGCTTGCCATTCGCCATGTCTATATCTCCTTATGCCGCGAACGGGTTGTACTCCATCACAGCCATTTGCTGCGGAACACGCTGGTGATCACGGGGTTGCCGCATTCCAACGGCAAGGTATCTAAAACTGTCTGACGCATGAGATGACCAATCATGCACAGGGGATGCTCTGAACGATCTGGTGCGCTCATTGTACGCCCTATGATATTGTCTCAACGCCTCTAAACCGTCTTTGGTTTTCTCACGGTCAAAGTAGCACCGGGGTATCAGCATCTGTGCTGCGTGAATGCCGTCTTCCAAAGGCAGCTTAGGCACGACGCGAAAATTCAAGCCAAGATCCCACGCGATTTCGCGCCGTGATTTACCGCTGCCAAGTTCACGCACTTCAATGTCGTGCGGGGCATGGTGATCGCCATAAACATACCGCCGATCAGTCAGCATCTTGCAGTAGTGCGGCAAGCCCTCGTTTCTGGCTTCGTAGAAATCAATCACATGGATTGCCCTGCCAACGGTTTGGGTAAACCAAATCGACGTGCTGTCACCCACGCCAAGATCCCAAAACGTGTCAACCTTGTGTGCCGGGTCATACGGGACGTTGCACACCCTGCCCTCGTCTTGCGCTGTCTCCAACTCTTTGCCGTATATGCTGCCGGGGACATTGGCGTTCCAACTGCACTCAAATTCCTGCGCGTACTGATCAGCAGACATCATGCGCTGTGCAGCGTCTAACTCGTCTTGATCCAGCAAGCCTGTCTCTGACGCCTTGTTAACTACGCACAGCCAATCATCGTCAGCAGTGGCTTGCTCGTACAAATCAAAGAACGCATTGTGTCCAGCAGGGGTGCCAACAAAGGTGGCCCAGCCCTTCCTGTCGCTCAGGGCTGGCCTGATGACCTCCGGGAAAACATTCTCAGGCATTTGCGCAACCTCGTCCATCACGCAGCCGTCAAGATATATCCCGCGCAAACTGTCAGGGTTCTCAGCGCCCAACAGGCTGATCCTGCCGCCAGTGGGTAGATCGCAGCGAAGTTCAGTCTCGTGGAAGCGAACGCCGGGGATCTTGCCAGCGAATTGCTTGAGGTAATCCCAAGCTACATTCTTAGCCTGACGGTAGGTCGGGGCCATATATGCATAGCGGGGGTTGGACTTGGTGGACATTATGCAGTCACGCAGAATGTGATTGATGGCCCACACGGTTTTGCCGAACCGACGGTGGCAAACCACAACGCCCCACCGCTTGGCCTGCATCTCATCATGCAAGCTGGCCTGCAGAGGACGCGGCGCATATGGGATTACGATGTCCACAGAGGTTGGCCTCCGCTGGCAGTGGATGTGTGAGATTTTGGGACGGGTCTTACGCTATAGACAGGGGCGGAAATTTCTTGCGGGGGTGGGGTTTGGGATTTCCAAAAACAACCGCAAGGTGTTGTAAGACGCATAATCGATATTATGTTAAGTGTGTTATTGTTTGTTTACAACAACTTAGCTGTTTTGAGCGCTGCGAGTTATCATTATGACAATTATGGGGCGCTGATTGATGCCAAGCTTCGCGCGCGTAGATCGGTCACGCTCCGCGTGCAATATACAGGACTATTACGCACCATCTGTCTTAACATCAATGTCACCACCAGCCCAGCTTATCGTAATGGCCTGCTGTTCTGGTGCATCTTCCTTCTTGTCTCTTACGCCGTGAGGCTGGTTCCTTGCTGTTGTCCAGCGCAGTGTTTCAATCTCTAGCTTGCGCCGTTGAACCTCAGCACCAAGCTGCCTGTTGTCCACAACGTCAGGCAGCGGAGCCATAGCCAACTGGTTGATCCTGTCGGTGTAGAACTCAGCCTGTTGCACTCGGCCCTTGCGATACAGTTCCCACAGATCCTCGTCCAATTGCACAGCGCGTGTAACTGATCGATAGCTTGGCATGTCATCAGCTTGGCAAATCTCAGTCAGCGTTATGCCTTCAGCCAGCTTGTCTACAATCTTCTGCATGACACGTTTGTTGACGGTCTTTGATTTTTTAATCATGCACCCTCCAACAAAAAAAAGACGCCCCAAAAGGGACGCCAGTGAACAACACAGGGGAAGCTATTGTAGCACCCCATTGCACATCAGGTGTTAGTTGGTAAATAGATTTTATTTGTATATGTGATATTTAGTTTATGTTGCACTTATGCTATGACCACGTCGAGGGCGGCTTAACACAAACGTCTACCTGCGTTCCGCTGTTGATTCATCCAACATACACCGCCGCCCTCACGAAATCCCCATGATCTGCGCCAGTTTATCCAGCCCATCACGCAGCCTTTCGATGCCCATCCTTGGCGGCAATCTGTACCGCTTGGCCCAACTGTTGGCACTCTCGCATTCCACGACAACAGCCCGGACAACGCTGACATGATCCACGCCCAGCGCTTGCTGCAGATTGATGTAATCGCTGAACGCATACTCATTGATACCGCTGCCGCCGCCACCGCCATCCACGATGATCCTGTCGTAATTTGACGTCACCCTGCCAGCCTGCCGCGTCTTATCGTAAAGCACATAGAACGCATGGGCAGCATCATATTGCCGCTGGCTGACCAGCCCCCTTGCACGGTATCGATCCATCGGCGTTTGCCGCGAAATGTACGCCCGTTTGACACTGCCTAACCTGCCACCATCCACGGTTTCATACTGCACACCATCAGCCTGTTTCAGCGCCTCTGGTGTGCCGTGATCAGCACGGCTTTTCGGCGCGTTCAGCGGCTTGGACTTTTTCTTCTTTCTGACCATGATTTAACCTTGTGAATAATCGGCTGCATGGGGCCGTATATCGTCTGGCCTTATGACACCCTTACCGTTAGCCTTAGATGGCGCTGTAGGGGGCCTCTCAGGCCCTGTGATGGCAACCTGAGCGCCCAGTGCTGCATAACCCGCAATATCCGTCCAGCTATCCTCATGATCCGGGGTTTCTTGAAGCCTTGCAATCTTCACTTGGATCATCACCAGCGCCATGTCGGATGCGCTCAAGTTTCCGTCAGCTTTTTTGATGATTAGGTTCACGAGATCTGCCATGTGTTGAAAGTTGATTTGAGCGTCACCATAATCTTCGGCGCGGTTGCCATTGATTAAAGCAATCGCTTCCTCCAGAATGTCCTGCGCCTCCAGCGCCTTCATTGTTCCCACGCCTTGTAGACCCAGCAATCATTTCGTTCACGATGCCCTGTCAGATACGGCAGGTTATCCTCCTGCACGACGCTGCGCCGGGTGATGCACACCTTCTCGACTAACCCGGCAACAGTCAGTGACTTGATCAGGTTGGCTGACTTGTGCGTGCTGATTGATAAGCGCTCTGCCAAATACTTCGCCGTGCATGGGCCAGCCTTGCGCATTTCGTTTAGCAGGATGATTGCGTCATCGTTGACCTGCCGCCTGACGTATGTCCGATCTGCTGGCAGCACTTGGCGTCTGACTTGCTTTGCTTGCTCACGTTCAAACTCCAGCATTGCCTTGCCAGTAACAGCCTTGAGCATATTTTTCTCTTTTTCTGTGTACTGAGCGATTGGCTGTGTTGTACGTTGTAAAATTAGATCTGTATTGGTTGTCATTTTTTTTGCTCCTGTTCCAATTGATATTTTCTGTGGATGATTGCTTGCCGCTGTTGCTCAGACCAGCGCTGTAGATCCGGGTTGCGCAGATGCCGTCTGCGATTGGCCAATCCGTTGAGTTCATCGATGCTGTGGATGGTGCTGAGAAGAGCAGTGAATGCATCTGTGCTGAGACACGCCGCGTCAGGCATACCGAAAGAGCAAAGAGCATAATCAGATCTTGGCGATTGCCGCACCGACACAGCGGCATCGAAACCATATTGCTTAAGAAGAAAGGTTAAACCCTCTACCACCTTCTCTGGATGTGCATCCCCACCCTTGGGGGTGCTTGCATCCGTAGGGGGGTTAGGGGGGGGTGTGCACACAGGGGGGATGTAGGGGGGATGCAGGGGGGAT